CAGTGGAAAGATGAGCATGGTAATCCGAGTATATTTTATTCTGAACCACTTACCCTTGAAGAAAAAAACATAATCTTTAAAAAGTCTAGTAACTTTCAAGATTTAACTATTCTTGTTGATTTGCTTGTTATGAAACTCCAAGTCAAAAACGACAAGGGAGAAATGATCAAAGCATTTGAACCATTTGATAAACTTGCTTTGAAAAAAAAAGCAGACTCTAATGTTATCTCAAATATTGCCAATCAAATACTTGCAGACTCTAATTACGAGGATGCCGAAAAAAAGTAGATAGCGACCCTGACATCAGGTCGCTTTTAGTAATAGCAGAGAGATTACACCTCACAATACAACAAGTTCTTGATATGCCTGTTAGCCATTATAATTTATGGTTAGCTTACTTGAAAAAAGAGCAAGATAAGTATAAAAGTCAAGAACGAATAGCAAAACACAGATAATAAATTATGGCACAAAAACTTAACATAGACATAGTAGCACGAGATAAATCCAAACAAGCATTAAATAGTGTCAAAGGTTCATTATCACGACTAAAAAATTCTGTCTTTAATTTAAAAAATGCTTTTATAGGTTTAGGTGCTGGTCTAGTAATTAGAAATTTAGTTAATACTGGAAAACAATTAGAAAATTTACAAGTTAGATTAAAGTTTTTATTAAAAAACACAAATGAGGGTGCAAAAGCATTTGAAAATATGACCAAGTTTGCATCAAAAGTTCCATTCTCTTTGGAAGAAATACAATCAGGTGCTGGTATTCTTGCAACAGTAACTGATAACGCAGATGACTTAAATAAAATGTTAAAGATAACTGGTAATGTTGCGGCAGTTACAGGGTTAGATTTTAGAACAACAGCAGAGCAAATACAGAGATCATTTAGTGCTGGTATAGGTGCGGCAGATTTATTTAGAGAAAAAGGTGTTAGAAATATGCTTGGCTTTAAAGCTGGTGCAACAGTTTCTATTGAAGAAACAGTAAAAGCATTTGAAAATGTATTTGGTAAAGGTGGAAGATTTGGAAAAGCAACAGATGAATTAGCAAACACATTTGCTGGTACAATGTCAATGATTGGAGATAAAATATTTAGTTTTAAAAAGAACTTATTAGATGCTGGTTTCTTTGCAGAATTAAAAAAACAATTTAAAGAATTAGATAAATCTTTAGCAAGTAATTCAGAACAATTAGAAAGATTAGCAGTTGGTTTTGGTACAGTTATGGCAAAAGCTGTAAAAGGACTTGCAGATTTATTTATATTATTAGCAAAAAATATAGATGGTGTAATTACTGCATTTAAAATTTTAGTAGCATTTAAAATAGTAACATTTTTTATTTCATTAGGAAAAGCCATAGTTCCTGTACTTGCTGGATTAAGGGGTATAGCGGCATTATCAGGTGTTGGTTTAGCTTTGGTTGCGGCATCAGTTGCGGCAACAACAGCAACTTTTTTTGCATTAAATAAACAAATAGATAAAACTGTTGCTGGATTAACAAAAGCAGTAAATAAAAATCTTTCTATGAGATCAACTGCTAGAGAACTCGCTATACTTAATAGAACTTTTACAGTTAAAAAAGAAATAGTTGAACTTACTAACAGAGAAGCTGGAATTATTAAACATCAAAAAGTAGAATTAAAAACTATTAATAGAATATTTAAAGAAATGAATGAAAAAGCATTGGAAGATATACATTTAAAAATGAAAAATATTAAAACTACTATCGCAGAGGGTATCAATAGCGGTATTACAAAAATGTCCAACGCATTAGCAAGATCATTAGTATTTGGAGAAAAATTATCTGACACATTAAGAAATATGGCATTAAATGTTTTAGGTAAAATTATAGCGGCTTTAATAGAGCAGATAGCAAGACAAGCAATTCAAATTGCTATGGAAAATACTCAAATAGCACAACTATTAACAAAACTTGGTATAGAACAAATGATTACAGCAGAAAAAAAAGCACAATCAACTATTACTGGTGGTAATGGTAGTATGGGCAGTAGTTTAATGAGTTTTGCTACTAGCTTTTTACCAAAATTTGCTAGTGGTGGTGCTGTTGCAAAAGGACAACCAACTCTTGTAGGAGAAAGAGGTGCAGAATTATTCATACCAAATTCATCAGGACAAATTACACAAAATGCTAGAGGAACTAGTGGTGGAAGTACAACAGTTAATTTTAACATTAATACAGTAGATGCTAGAGGATTTGATGAACTACTAACTCAAAGCAGAGGAACTATAACTCAATTAATTAATCAAGCTGTTAATGAGAGAGGTGCGAAAAGTATAATATAATGTCAGGTGCTTTCCCTATATCAACTGCTAAATTTGGAACTTTAGGAATAAAGTCAATTCAAAATACAATTATATCTAAATCAGTATCAGGTAAAAGATTAGTAAGACAAATAGATAATCAAAGATTTGCTTTTACTGTTCAAATTATTACTGCAAAAAGATCAGATGTATATGGAGATTTAATGGCTTTTATAATGAAACAAAGAAGTCAGAAAGAAACTTTTACAATCATACCGCCAGAAATAGAAGATGCTAGAGGTAATGAATCAGGAACAGTATTAGTTAATGGTGTTCATGCAGTTGGAGATACAACAATCGCTTGTGATGCTTTTGCTGGAGATGGTGCTGGTAGATTTAAAGCTGGAGATTTTTTAAAGTTTGCTTCACATAATAAAATTTATATGGTTGTTGCAGATGTAACAAGTTCTAGTAATGCGGCAACAGTTACAATAGAACCACCTTTACTTGTAGCATTAGCAAATGATTCAGCAGTTACTTATGACAATGTTCCTTTTACAGTTTCTTTAACAACAGACATTCAAGAGTTTGGAGTATCTGGTGCAGATAAAGATGGTAATTTATATTATGAGTTTCAATTTGATGTTGAAGAAGCATTGTAGATGAAATATAAAGTTAAGTATTGGATAAGTGTTGATTTTTTAGCTGAAGAAATAATAGATGCTGATGATTTTAATTCTCAATCCTTTAATCAGGGTAAGTATAGCGAACCATCTAAAAATGCTAGTTATATGGTCAATGATGCAATAAAAATTAATAGACGAACATTTGAGGAACATGACGAGAAGTTTAACGACAGCACTAAAGAACGAACTAGCAACAAATGATATTAGACCATTCCATCTTATCACACTTGGCTTTGGTACTGCTGTCAATATTACTGATTGCTCATTTCCATTAACTTCTTCTATATCAGGTGGTTCAGTTACTTATTCTGCAAGTGATTTTATATTAGGTTTTTCTAATTTTACAGAACAAGCAGATGTAACTAAATCAAGTTTAACAATATCTTTATCAGGTGCAGACCAAACATTTATATCAACTTGTTTAAATGAAAATGTAGTTAATGATGCTGTAACTATTTTTAGAGGTTTATTAGCAGATGATAATTCTATTATTGCAGACCCTTTTCTTTTATATGCTGGAAACATAGAAAGTTTTAGTGTCAATGAGTCTGATACAGATAGTGTAGTTAATTTAGTCAGTAGTATCACATTGGGCTGACTTTGATAAAAAGAATGGTCGTAAAACAAACAACACATCACAACAAAGATTCTTTAGTACAGATGTTGGAATGAACTTTAGTTCACAAACAGTACAAGATGTTAAATGGGGTAGAGAATAATGGGGTTTGGTAGTTTTTTCAGAGCCGCAGTAAGTGTTGTAACAAGAGCATTAAATATAAATCCTATTGTTGCATTAGTTATTAGTGTTGCGATAGCTTGGGTTATGCGACCCAAAGTTCCTGAACAACCTGACTTTGGAACTAATGATTTTGATAATTTTGAAAAAGGTATTTTATTAAACAAACAATCTAATGACGCAAATATTCCTGTAATTTATGGAACTAGAATGATTGGTGGAACTAGAGTCTTTATGGAAACATCAGGAACAGATAACACCTATTTATATATGGCATTAGTTTTATCAGAGGGAGAAATAAATAATATTACAGAAATAAGAGTAGATGATAAAGTTGTTACATTTGCATCTAGTTTTTCAGATGGAACAGAAGTAGAAGTAGGAAGTGGAGATAGTAATTTTTATAAAGACTCGACAAGTTTAATTAGAGTAGAACCTCATTATGGAACAGATGGTCAATCAGCATCATCTTTATTATCAACATTATCATCATGGGGAAGTAACCACAAACTATCTGGTCTTTGTTATTTAGCTTTAAGGTTTAAATGGAACGCAGACGCATTTACAGGAATCCCAAAAGTTCAAACAATAGTACAAGGTAAAAAAGTAGTAGCTTATAATTCTAGTTCAGTTGCACAAACTGCGGCACATTCTGATAACCCATCTTGGTGTCTATTAGATTATTTAACAAACGAAAGATATGGAAAAGGAATAGCCATAGCAAATATTGACATACCAAGTTTTTATACTGCATCAACAATATGTGATACAGATGTTACTCCTTATGGTTCTGCAAGTGCTATTGATGTTATGGATTGTAACGCAATTATAGATACATCAAGCCCAGTTATAGACAATGTTAGAGAGTTTTTAAAAGGTTGTAGAGGTTATCTTCCTTATGTTGGTGGTAAATATAAATTAGTAGTAGAAACAACTGGGTCATCTTCAATTACAATTACAGAAGATGATATAGTGGGTGGTTATACTTTATCGAGTCCAACAAAAAATTCTAAATACAATAGAGTTATATGTTCTTTTGTAGACCCAGATAGAAACTATCAAGTTAATGAAGTTCAATTTCCAGCTATTGATGATAGTGGTTATGCAACAGCAGATAAACACGCAACTATGAAAGCAGTTGATGGTGGATTTTTACTAGAGGGAAGATTTGATTTAAAAACAATTACATCTCCATATCAAGCAGAAGAATTAGCAGAAGTTATATTAAGAAGATCAAGAGAAGCATTGGGTTTAACTATTAATGTTAGTTTTAGTGCCTATGATTTAGCAATAGGAGATATAGTAGGTGTAACTCATTCTTCTTTAGGTTTTTCAAATAAACAATTTAGAGTTTTAGGAATTAATTTTAATCCTGATTTTACACTAGGTTTAGATTTAATGGAACACCAAGACGCACATTATACTTGGGCAACAAAAGCACAAGTAGCATCAACTCCATCTACTAATTTACCAAACCCTTTTATTGTTCAAGCACCATCTAGTGTAACTTTAGATGATGAGTTAATTGAATATAATGATGGAACTGTAATTGTAGCTTTAAATGTAACAGTAGGTGCTTCTGCTGATAGTTTTGTTGATTATTACCAAGTAGAATACAAATTAAGTACAGATTCAGATTTTATAATTTATGCACAAGGTTCAGGATTAAATCACAGAGTCTTAAATGTAATTGACCAAAAGATTTATAATGTAAGAGTTAAAGCTGTATCATCTCTTGGTGTATCATCAACTTATGTAACAGCAACTAGAACTATTGTAGGTGCTATTGAACCACCAGCAGATGTAACAGATTTTGCTTGTAATATTTTAGGACAAGAAGCACATTTAGGTTGGACACAAATACCAGATTTAGATTTAGCTTTTTACCAAATAAGATATTCAACATTAACAGATGGTACTGGAGATTGGGCAAACTCTGTATCTTTAGTAGAAAAAGTATCAAGACCAGCGACTTCAATTTCTGTACCAGCTAGACAAGGAACTTACCTGATAAAAGCAGTAGATAAATTAGGTAACTTTAGTTCTAATGCGACAGCTATTGTATCTAATGTAACAGGAGTACAAAACTTTAATTCAATAACTTCTGTATCTGAACACCCTACATTTGCTGGAACATTAACAGATACTGCAATAGTAGATGACACTTTAAGATTAGACTCATCAGAATTATTTGATTCAGCTTCTGGAAACTTTGATGCAGAAACAACTAGATTTTTTGATTCAGGTGTAAGTAATGCAGACTTTAAAGCAAGTGGTAATTACTTATTTGCAGATGTAGTTGATATAGGTGCTAAACATACTTGCAGATTAACAGCTACTTTAAAACAAACTTCTGATGACCCAGATGATTTATTTGATAATAGAACAGGATTGTTTGATGCACAAAATTCTAACTTTGATGGAGATACACCAGCTAACTCTAATGCTCATATTGAGATTGCAACAAGTGATGATAACTCTACATTTACTGCTTTTCAAAACTTTGTAATAGGTAACTATACTGC